GTATACCGGTGCAACAAGAGCAAGAAAAACTTTACATTTATTAAGAACAGACTATAAGTTTAACTACCCAATTGGGTCAGACTATTTAATCTATGTCCAGGAGAAAAATGACAAATAAAGCAATGTTTGATGAAGCTAAAGATGCTGATGAAAAACAAATTGGAGGATCTCACTACCAATCGTTTTTTATTCAACCATGGACTTTTATAAGAAAGAATGGTCTCAATCCATTTCAAGCTAATGTTATTAAATATGTATGTAGATATTTATTCAAAGGTAAAACAATAGAAGATATAGATAAGATTATTCATTATTGTGAATTAGAGAAACAACATTTGAAAGATGAAAAAAAAGATAAAGTGTAGTAAGTGTGATAAGGATGCAATCATAGTGGAAGAAAAAATTTATTATTGTGCTGATTGCTACATTATAATTAAACGAATAAAAAAGAAGAATACATAATGAACGGACTACAACTTACATTAACTTTTAAAAAATCAATGTGGAATACACCATCAGAATATAAGGATCTATCTAATGCTACTGAGATAGCAATTGACTTAGAAACTAGAGACGATGGTATTAATGAAAAGCTTGGAGCTGGTTGGGCTTTAGGTAAAGGAGAGATTGTAGGTTTTGCAGTAGCCGTTGATGGATGGCAAGGCTACTTTCCGTTTGGTCATTTAGGTGGTGGTAACATGATACCTGAACAAGTAAAAAAATATATGAAGGATGTATGTGCACTTCCTTGTGCAAAAATATTTCATAATGCTCAATATGATGTAGGATGGTTAGAAGCATCTGGAATCACGGTCAACGGACCAATAGTAGATACAATGATAGCTGCAGCATTAATAGATGAAAATAGATTTCAATATAATTTAAATAGTTTGTCAGTTGATTATCTTGGAGAAATAAAAGCAGAAACAGAATTAAGAGAAGCAGCCGCAGCTCATGGTATAGATCCTAAAGCAGAGATGTGGAAGTTACCTGCAGAACATGTTGGATATTATGCAGAGCAAGATGCAGTGCTTACATTAAAGTTATGGCAAAGATTTAAACAAGAAATAAGAATTCAGAGTTTAGAAACAGTCTGGGATCTAGAGCAACAACTAATTCCTGTCTTGATAAAAATGCGTCAACGAGGAGTGAGAGTCCAAGTGGAATTAGCTGAACAATTAAAAAAACAAATGTTGAACCAAGAGAAAGAAATACTATCGGCCATAAAAAAAGAATCAGGAATAGAAGTAGACATTTGGGCATCACGCCAGATTGCCAAAGCTTTTGACAAAATGAAATTAGATTATCCACGAACTGAAAAAACAAAAGAGCCTTCCTTTACACAAAATTGGTTAATAAATAACAAACATAAACTAGCGCAGTTAATTGTGCAAGCCAGAGAGGTAAATAAATTTCATAGTACCTTCCTGTCATCCATTTTAAGATACCAGGTCAAAGGTAGAATACATGGAGAGATACAACAACTTAGATCAGATTCTGGAGGAACTGTATCGGGTAGACTATCTATGAGCAACCCAAACTTACAACAAGTACCTGCTAGAAATAAAGATTTAGGTCCTAAGATCAGATCACTATTCATACCAGAAGAGGGCTATCAATGGGGCTCATTTGACTATTCACAACAAGAACCAAGGATGACTGTGCATTATGCAGCATCTATTGGAGACAATGGTTACGCAGGATCTCAAGAATTAGTTGAAGCATATAAAGATAATAGTGCAGACTTTCATCAAACAGTTGCAGATCTTGTAGGTATAGAGAGAACTCAAGCTAAGACTATTGGCCTTGGTATAATGTATGGAATGGGTAAAAATAAATTAGCATTATCATTAGGAGTTACAAAAGATGAGGCAGATGATTTAATTGAAAAATATAATAAGAAGGTACCTTTTATTAGAAAACTTTCTGACAGATGTAAGTTAGCAGCAGATGAGAAGGGTGTTATTAGAACTAAGAAGGGTAGAAAGTGTAGGTTTGATAAATGGGAAACAAGAGACTTTGGATTACACCAGGCCGAAACATTTGATAATGCAGTAGCTAAATATGGTAAAGATAATATTAAGAGAGCATATACATACAAAGCATTAAATAGATTAATTCAAGGATCCTCAGCTGATCAAACAAAACAATCTATGTTGGATTGCTACAAGGCAGGTCACTTACCTATGTTACAGATACATGATGAACTTTGTTTTAATATTAAAGATGATGCTCATGCAAAAGAAATAAAAGGTATTATGGAAAAATCAATTGAGTTTAAAGTACCTTCAGTAGTTGACGTTGGATTAGGAAAGAGTTGGGGTGATGCTAAATAGAAATTTTCCTCATGATAACAAAGATTTAATAGCTTATGCAGCAGGATTGTTTGATGGTGAAGGTAACATTAATTATGCACAATATAAATGTAATAAACCAAACGGTAAGACTTATTTAAAATGGAATGTTGCAATGGAGGTTGCAATGACAGATTTAGATTGTATTAAAAATTTTTATGATATTGTTAAGGTTGGAAGTATTCATTTCAAAGGTATTGGTAAAGGTTCACTTGGTAAAGTAAATCAGTGGAGATGGAGATGCTCACACCAAAAAGCATTATATCTTGCAAAATTATTTTTACCGTATGCTACTGTAAAAAGAGAAAGACTTTTAAAAATTATAAACCATTATGAGTTTATTAAGCCGAAAGAATCCCTAGGAAAAAAGTTTAGTTTTTTAAAACCTGTTAAAACTTAGCCTGTTGCTGCTAAATTTTCTTGAACATCTTGATGCTTTAATTGATTTCTAAGAGATTTTATTTCACTCTCAGTTGTCAACATCTCAGTAGTACAACCACCATGAGTCATAAGACTAGCTGACCAAGCATGTTCTTTGTGTTGAAGTTTTTTAAGCAACTCCAACTTTTCTTTACTTAACATTTACGATCTCCTCGTATGTTATGTGGATTCTTTTATTACCGGTGAAGCCATCATTGATAACTTCAACAGTACCGTTATCCACGTTTTCTGACACCTTTAATATCGCCTCTTTACCATCGGCTGCTTCGACTACTTGGTCTACTTGCAGACCTCCCATGTATGCTTTGATACGATAAGCTGTCATAAGATATTATAGGATATTTCAAAGCTTTGGTCAATATCCATGCCCTGGTTGTCAATAGCATAACAAAATACGTCATAAGAGGCCATAGAGCCCCCTAATCCTTCGATCTTACGTTTTTGAGCTGTACCTATAGCCCTAGCCATAGATCTGCATTCTGAGGCATCTGAGAGGTTATCTCTGAGGTATTGTCCACACTTTGTATCCCCATTTGGATAAGTTAAACAAAATGATGTTAATAATATAAATTTAATTAGCATTAAGATTCTAATAATTTTTTACAAATAAACTTTGTATAAATTTCATATTTATTTACTTCATCTCTACCCATTTCTTCTAATAAGTCTACTGATTTTTTGTAGCCATCAACATGGCAATCGAATGAGTCAGTATAAGGAGTATCTATTTGAATAGGAGGCATGCAGCTTCCACCAATTACTGAGCATACATAAATTACTAAAATTATTTTCATTGACTTCTAATTACATCCCATATATTTAAGATAGCATAATAAAAACAAACCAACAATAGAGGAGACAAAATGGCAATCATACTAGAACCAAAAGGAGTTACTACAAAAAGTAACCCAACATCTGATACGTCAGATCTTTTACCTTTAGGTCAAAAACCAGAAGGTGAATTAAACTCATTAGTTAGAATGCAAAATGCATTTAATAAATTAATGAGCACAATTAAGTTACTTGATGAAAATATTAAGAAGCTTACTGAAGAAAATAAAAGACTCAAAGATGCTTTAGGTATTACTGAAGTACAAGAGCCTTTAGTCTTAACTGAAGATACGGAGGTCAAGGATGGACATCAATAAATGGAAGTCAGTAGCAATTCCTGCTAACGATTATAAAATATTAAAATCACTTTGCAAATCAAAGTTTAGAGCTCCAGGAGCTATGGTCTCAAAACTTCTAAATGATTATGTAGAGCATCAAGCTAAAAAAAATAAAACAACTGTTGAAAATTTTAGAAAAAAATTATTAAACGGAGATGGTCATGATGACGGAGAACGATCTAAAAAGAGTTGACACTAGAGTCAAAGCAAAAGAACTTTTTACAATTGAGTTGGACCACGCTAACAACACACTTACATTTATAGTAAATGGTAAAGTAATGAATGTAGCTAAGACGTTCAAAGCAGAAGCCTTGTTTGAAAGAATGTTAAAGATTGCAAAATTTAAATTCTTGAAGATGAGGGATGAAAAAAGAAAAGAGTACATTGAAAACTAAACTCAAGGTATTAGATTTGTTCAGTGGGATAGGAGGCTTCAGTCTAGGTCTTCATTCCACTGATATATTTGATACTGTTAAGTTTGTAGAGTTTGATGAATTTTGTCAAAAGATTTTAAAAAAGAATTTTCCAAACATACCAATTGAAGGAGATATAAAAAATGTCAAAGGAAAAGAATTCGAAGCAGACATCGTGGTCGGAGGTTTTCCCTGCCAGCCGTTCAGCGTTGCAGGAAAACA